TGTGGCTGCATAGGCCAGAGGAACGGTTTATGTTCGCATCATATTCCGAGAGCCTGTCAACCAAGCATAGCACGGATAGAAGGACCATAATTGAATCATCCTGGTATCAATCGCAGTGGGGTTGTAAATGTGAGGGCAAGGAACACAGGCCGGACTGCAAGGCGTACCGGATGGCATCGGACCAGAACGTCAAGACTGAATTCCAAAATGACCGCAGGGGCCACATGATAGCGACTTCCATGACCGGCACAGCCACAGGCAAGGGCGGCAATATAATCGTCATTGATGATCCCCACGATCCCAAGCGTGCCGAATCCAAGACGTTACGGGAAGGGGCAATTGAAGCCTTTGACAAGACCTTTACTACTCGCCTGGATGATAAGGTCAACGGGGTCATTATAATCGTTATGCAGCGGTTGCACCCGAATGACCTATCAGGGCATTTGCTGGCACAGGGCGGCTGGGAACACTTATTGATTCCTGGTATTGAAGCCAAGCCAAAGACGTATATATTCCCCATTTCCGGCAAGGCAATGCAGCGCCAAGAAGGCCAGGTGCTTCATCAGGAACGTGAGGACCAGGCGACTATTGATAAGCAGAAAACAGCCCTTGGCAGTTATGGATTTGCAGGCCAGTATCAACAGGAACCATCACCCAGGGAAGGCGGGATATTCAAGCGCCATTATTGGCAGCGATATAATCACCTTCCGACAAAGGTAATTGAAAACGGTGGCATCAGCCAAGAGGTACTGGACTTCGATGAAATAGTGGACTTCTGGGATATGAACTTCAAGGAAGGCAGCGAAAATGATAATGTCTGCGGTGCTGCCTGGGGCCGTAAAGGCGCTGACAAATACCTATTGCACCTGAACCAGCGGCAGATGGGTTTCAATAGCACATTGAAGGCAGTCAAGTCATTCAGGGGCCTATATAAAGAGATACGCCGGACTGTTGTTGAAGATAAGGCAAACGGGCCGGCAATTATCCAGGTGTTGAAATCAGAGATATCCGGCCTGAAGGCATTCAATCCCAGGGGCAGCAAAGAGGAACGGGCGGCAGTATGCGAACCGCAACTTGAATCCGGTAATGTCTATCTACCCACAACGGATATTGCAACCTTTGACGTTGAAGCATATATCGATAATCTGGCTGCATTCCCGAATGTAGAACACGATGATGACGTTGATGTCACAACTATGGCATTAATTTATTTCAAGGGCAAGGAACTACATGGACAACAAATCCGGTACTAATAAGAAACCAGGCATAATCACGCGGCTATTCAGCGGCATGATACAGAAGTCAGTATCAGCGCAACTGAACCAGCACTTCAACTGGAATGCCTATGGCGCATTGAAGGGTAACAAGAGCGCATATATGAAGGGTATCAAGACAGCCCAGGCATACGCAGAGGAAATATATGTCTATGGTTGCGTTTTCTTAATCTCGAACACTATCGCTTCAATCCCCATCAGGATATACAAGGATGAATCGAAGTCAGAGGATATGAAGAATCATCCGGCATATACGTTATTCAAGAAGCCGAATTTCAAGGACAGCATGTACGATATCAAGGAATCAATATCAGCGAACCTTGAACTGGATGGCAACGGGTATCTGCTTGTAAATGAAGGCAAGCCCCAACAGATATTCTCGCTTGCAGCGCCCATGATTACCATAGAGCCGAACAAGACAGCCGGAATAACTTCAATGTCCGATATGATACAGCATTATAAATACGGTCAGAAGGAATACAGCGTTGATGAGATTATCCATGAACGGAAATTCAATATCAATACCAGCCTGAAGGGGTTATCGCCTATCCGCGCGGCAGCAATGAATATTGATACCCTGGCAGAAGCCCGCAGGCAGAATTATAACATGTTCGTCAATGGCATGAATACCAATGTTGTATTTGAAAGCGATGCGGACTTCGATGGGGATGCATACAAGCGCCTGAAGGATGACCACATGAAGAAGGCATCCAGCGCTGAAAATGCCCATCTGCCATATATCCTGTTCAGCGGGTTGAAATACAAGGCTGCCGGACTTGCCCCGAAGGATATCGAGTATGTCAAGGCATTGCAGTTGACCAGGGAAGATATCTGCGGCTTCATATACCAGGTCCCGATGATCCTGCTTGGCGTGCTTGAGAATTCCAGTTATAATAACATCAAGGAAGCGCAGAAGATATTCTATGAATTTTGTATCATCCCCAGGCTGGTCAAGAATAGGGAACTATACCAGAAATTGGTTGACAAGTACAGCATGGGCGGCTATGTTGATTTTGACTTGTCAGGCATTGCCGTATTACAGGAAGATGAACTTGAACGTATCAAGAAGGCCAAGGAAATGTGGGGCATGGGAGTATCGGTCAAGCAGTTGAATGATATGTACCATCTGGGTATCAAGCCATATCCTGGCTGGGATATCGGATATCTGCCGTTCAGCGTTATGCCTGCCGGCACTTCAAGGGAACCCGAACCATCGGACAATGGCGATGATAACGGCGGCGGTGAGCCTGCCAAGACTGTCAGGAAGGAAGCCCGAAGCAAGGAATTTTGGACAGAGGAACGCAAGGTCGCCAAATGGCAGCAGTTTGACAAGATATCAACCAAGCATGAGAATGAATACAAGCGCGATTTGAATGCCTATTTCAAGCAGCAACAGAAGGAAGTAATAAAGAATCTTAATAAATACAAGAGCATAGGCGCTGCCAAGGTGCATGATGATACCTTTATTATATATGGTGAGCCGCACGGGATTGACCAGAAGAAGGAAGCCATCAGGGTTGATTCAGTGCTATTTGACAAGGATGATGAAGTCAAGAGGTTAACGAAGGTCAGCGCACCGATATATAAGAGGGCGATAATCGAATCAGCGACAGCCGAACTTGAACTGCTGGGCATTGATATTGCCTTTGACATTAATAATCCGCGCATCGCCAGGTGGATCGAACAGGTTGGCTTGAATAAGGCGAAGGAAGTCAATGCAACCATAATCGATAAACTGCGGACAACCATAATCGATGGCATAAATGAAGGTGAAAGCATTGTCAATCTTACTGATAGAATTGAACAAGTTTATGAAGGCTATACCAAATATAGCGGGTTCGATGCGGAACGCATTGCCCGTACCGAAACGATAGGCGCTGCTAATCAGGGCGCGCTTGAATCCTATAAACAGGCAGACGTTGAAAAGAAGGGCTGGCTGTCAACCAGAGATGGCAGGGTTCGAGATACACACAGGGAAGCCGAGGATCGCTATGCTGACGGCATCCCCGTTGACAAGAATTTCAATGTGGGTGCTGGTTCTGGTCCTGCCCCTGGGCAGATGGGCGTTGCGGAAGAGGATATCAATTGCCGGTGCTCATTGATTGGGATAGTGGACTGATATGGATAATATACATATAAACAATCACAATGAAAGCATTATCCCAATGAAATATCATTCAATGAATCCAAAAACTATTAATATCACAATTCATATTGGTTCTGGTAATTTGGGTAAATTAATTAATGAAATAGCACGGAAAATAATACAAAATAATGATAATATCTGATAAGGAATTCATCGACAAGTTAAGCGCGAAACTGGAATTCAAGGAACGCATTGATAATAATCTGATGATTCCCGTTGAATGTCCGGCTTGCGGAAGAATGGTCAAATTGCATCTTGTCAACAAGGCAGAGCATCGATACATGGGTGTATGTTTACATTGTTTTATGGGGGTGGAAGGATGTCCATTATGATGATTTTAATTATACTTGGTTTGTTTGTGTTATTTTTATCAATTTTAATTAAATATATCACACATGGCATGCCAGGATCAAGTTATACTTTTGAAAGAAAAGATATTTTAAACAGCAATCCACCAAAAAGAATAAACGTGGGCAAATTAATTATATTACTGATTATCCTGTCGCTTGCTATGCCGGCGATGGCTGTTCCGGTGCTCAATGACAATGCCTATAATAAGGCACAGGAAAAATATTTTGAAAGCACAGTTGACGATAATGTCAATTATAAAATGCTTGCCTTGCGGTTACAGGGCGAAGCAAAGGCGCGGAAACAGCGGCATCAACTTTATGCCGGATATACGGTTGCCGGTATATTGTTATTACACGGCGCATCAACATACTGGAAAGCAGATAACGGTTCAGCGGAATCATTTATTGGGCTGGCAACCTTTGCGATTGGCGAAGTAATGATATTAAAGATTAAAATGGAATGGTAATTCGTAAATGGAATTTAATGAAATAATTGAAAAAATTGAAGCAGCAATCCCAGACGATGCCGGAACGCCGATGATACGGTATAATCAAAACTGGCGTTATCCGCACCTTGGCGATGACCAGAAGTCATGCCCGCTGCTGGATTTTATGCTTCAAATGGAATACCGGTCAGGCACGTTGATATTTGTACCCGACAGAATTAATAAAATGAATTTACAGGACCGCAACAAGGAACCGCAAGGGGGAGTTAAATGAAATTTTTCGACATTCGGAAGTACGATTCATCGGCATTTTTCAGCGCAAAGCGTGTCATTGATATTTCACCGGAAGAAGGTATCAGGGCGAAGGTCGGGAACCTGGTGCTGGATCCTGACGGCAAGCCCGTCATTGAATCCTATTTATTCGATGCTGAACGGTTTTCAAAGGAACAGGCTGAAGCATGGGTTGGCAAATACGGCAATTATACGCTTGAAGGGCTGCTGAAATTGCATGAGGATATAGACGTAAATGACCGGAAAAGCAAGAAGGAAGTCAAGTATTATAAAAGCAAGATTGTCAAGATAGACAAGGAAAATCATATCGCGTATGCGCAGATATCAACCGCTGACCAGGACCGTGACAAGGAAGTGCTTCCGACTGATTCATGGAAGAAGCACAGGAAATACTATGAAAATCATCCTGTTCTGGTATCAAGCCATAATTACTTTGAACTCCGCAGCCAGATCGGTGAAGCCGTTGAAGTCGATTGGGACACATTGACATTCGGGTTCAAATGGTATGTCAATGAAGGCAATCCCGAAGCGGATTGGGGCTGGAAACTTGCCGAGAAGGGCATGGCCATGTTCAGCGTGGGCTTTATCCCGCATAAGAGATTGAAAGGCGATGCTATCCCCGAAGAATACCGGAAAGGCGAACCCAGCGCCGTATTGCCTGAAAATGAATTGCTTGAAGTCAGCCAGGTTGTTGTTGGTTCGAACCGCGGGGCATTGCAGTGCAGCATTGACAAGCCCAGCAAGGACCATCTGCAATTCATCAGCGATATTGTCACCACGTTCAAGGATATACCTGACCTGGAAGCGCTTGAAAAGGTTGCCCCTGGTTCAAAGCCATATCCGAATGAGCATGCCTGCCGGCTGCACAGCCCTGATGATTACAAGACATGCCGCAGAGATACCAAGAAATCTGATGGGAAGGAATATTCGGTATTATACTGCCAGCGCAAGGATGACGAAAAGAAATGGGAAGAGCAGGCGTACCGGTATAATAAGGATAAGTGGACAGAGGACCAGGCGAAGAAGCATTGCGATGCTGTCGGCGGGAAATTCGAAGCAGCGAAGCCGGAAAAATCCAAAGCAGAATATGACTGCGAATGTATCGATTGCGGGCATACGATGAAATCGGACAGCCATTGCAAGGACCTGAAATGCCCGAAGTGCGGCGGCCAGATGCGGCGTGCTGAACGGCCAGGACCTGGACAGAACTCAATAACAGCCGACAGTTTCATAATCGAGCCGCTTGCAGTAAAGAATATGAAGGACCTGACAGAGATTGTCGCTATATGGAAGGAAGGGCGGGTGCTGTCAGACAAAAACAGGGGAATCGTAAAATCAGCGATTGAAAATATCAGCAAATGCGCGGAAATGTTGACAGGCCTTCTTGCTTTAACTAATCCTAAAGACGGGGGTGATAAACCGAAGGCCGTCAGTACCGATCCCGAAATCACTGATTTTTTAAACAAGACAAAAAAATAATCCCACGAAAAAGGAGTACAACACTATGGATCCGAAAGATTTAATGACGATGACGAAGGAAGAGTTTAATGAACTGAAGCGCGTCGAAGCGGAAGCCAAGAAGATATTGGCTGAAAAAGATGCCCAGGAAAAGGATGCCATCAAGAAGGAAGAACTTGAAAAGATGGTGAATGCTATTGTTGACAAGATAGCGCCGAAGGCGAAGCCGATTGAGTTTGTCAATGACATACCCGAACAGCCGGAAGCAGGCAAGGAATACAAGAAATTCGGCGATTTCATGCGGCTTGTCAGGTCAGGTGATCCCGCAATAAAAACGTACCTGTCAACCACGGGCGCACAGGGTGGATATAACATCCCGCAGACATGGGTTCCGCAGATAATCAACAGGATCAATGAAGTTTCAGACATTTACGCAGGGCTGAAGCAGGTCATTGAAGTTGTTGGCAGTCAGGTGAATTTGCAGTCAATCCTGACCGATATCACGGTATCATGGTCAACTGAAGCGGCAACGAAGTCCGAAACGAAGCCGACATTTTCAACGGATGCGCTGTCATTACGGTTCCTGTATGCAATGATTACGCAGACGAATGAGCATGAAGTCGAAACCATGCTGAATACCGAGAATTTTCTGATGAATCTTGTTGCGCAGAACATGGCGCTTGAAATGGAAAACCAGGTATTCAACGGCGCGGCTGCACCATTCACAGGGCTTCTGAACGCGGCACTTCTGGCGAATGCACCTATTGCCGGCGCTAATCTGGCATACGATGACCTTGTTGACTGTCAGAATAACGTTCTGATGCTTGAATTCTACCGCAAAAACGCCATGTGGTATCTGACCAGGAACGCACTGAAGATAATCATGAAACTGAAGGATAACAATGGCCTTCCTATTTGGCGGCTGAATAACCCGATGGGCGGGCAGTTGTCGGATATCCTTGGTTCACCTTACAAGATAGCAACACAGATTACCGATGCGACAGCAACCGGTGGAGTGACAACGATATATTACGGTGACCTGAATTCCACTATCTTCAAGGGCAGGCGTGCGGGCCAGCCGGACACGATCAACGTACTGTTCAGCAGGGAAGCAGTGGTTGATAACGGTGCCGGTGGAGTAACGCATTCGTATTTCTCGCAGAACAAGTCAGGGTGGAGGTTCGAGAAGGAAGAAGGACTGCTTGTCGGGCTGTTAAACGGCATGAGCAGGCTGGACAACGTGAAATAAGGTGTTTCAATCTTAATACAAGGCGGTGATTATAATGTCAGATGATAAAAGGAAGGATCCCCAGGAACCCGATAATGAAAATGACGGTCCATCATCTGGCAATAAGCACAAGGGGATAAAAAACAAGAAGGACAAGATGGTCAAAAAATCCTACAATAAGGGAGTGTGAATACGATGAAAAAAGCATTATTCATTGCAGTGTTGCTCATGCTGGGTATCGCGATTCTGCCGGCAGTATCTATGGCAGAGAACCTTGAAAGCATCGTTGTGCATAGCGTTTCAACTTTCACGGTTTCCGGTGACGATTACAACTGGAACGCCAATCCATTAGTGATTTCTTCCACGGCGAAGAAGTCGCTGATCAAGGAACTGGACATTTCAGTTGATGTGACGAATGCCACGCAGATTGTAACATTATGGGATGGGTGGTCATTAAACACTTCATCTGCTAATGTGGCAAGGATATGGGAAATCAGGATCCCTTCCAATACCACATCGACAAGCGGGGCCAACGTGGTTTACAGCAAAACATTTCGGTACGGGGACCGCGGTTTCCTGAAGGCTGATTATGGTCTTGCGGTTACAAAGTCCAGCACGATTGGCAACGTGACTGTCAGTATTCAGTACAAATAGCGTGCTGTTGGTTTAGCAATATGAACCTGAAGGGGCAAGGTTCAAGCCCTTCCCCTTCTTGGTTTTAAAACAGGGGGTATGGAAGCATGAAATTAAAACACTTTTTTATCTTGGTTTTACTGGCATTGATAATCTTTATCCTTCAATTGACTGCCAATGCCCAGGTCAGGGATTTCGCAAATCGCGATTATACCGTATGGGCGACAACCATTGCCCCGACAACGGTTGGCGTGTACCAGCCAGGGCGCAGATATTACCTGGTAACGAATGAATCCCTGAATTATAATGTCAGGCATGCGACGTTCCCGATAACTGTTGCGCAGTTGGGCACGGCAATGCAGGGGCTTCTGTTGACCAGCAATGGCGGGCACTGGGAAGATGGATGGAATGTCTATCAGTCAACGTATTGGGTTATTATATCATCGCTGGGATGCGGCGGCACGGAAACACCTATCACTGCACCGATAACGTATAGACAGCGGTATTAAAAGGAAGGTATCATGAAAAAAACAATATTATATGGTATTTTACTATTATTAATCGGTATATCCCCTGTTTATGCCGGTTATGCGTGGGGCGAAATACCAGATGTTGATGCAGTGACATCCGACTCAATAGCGGTATTGAATGCGGGCATTACTGCCGATGACGGTATTGTCGAGATTATCCCTGACGGTACTGACTGGACAGCAGGATTCGGTCCGAGCAGCACAACCTTCCGCACGGTTGTTTTATCATCCCAGGTATGCGGAACGCTTATAACATCATACGGGTACAATTCAAGCAGCGCAACGGAAATCACGGCAGTCGGCCAGGCTGAAAGCATTAAAAGCACAACGGTTGCACCGACGACGATGTGTTCCCATTTTGATTCCCCTGGCAATGGGAAATTACGATATACCGGCAAGCACGGGATGTTTATTGATATATCTGCTAATAATTCATTGAATCTTATATCAGGATCGGCGGCTGTTGCCGAAACAAGGCTATATAAAAATGACACATGGATTGATGGCATAAGGAATTATGGGTATATTTATAATTCCGGTGACTGGTCGTCAATACCATTATTCGGCACGATATGGATGGAACCGAATGATTATGTTTCGGTATGGGTTATAAATAGGTCAAATACCGATAATATAGGCACAATGGCTGGGCAGATAAAGGCTTCAGCGCCGAAATAAGGAGCATTATGAAAAGAATAATATTATCAATTTGTATTCTGTTGTTGTTGGGCGGTTGGATTTATGCCGGATTCGGGACCGGCGATCCTGCCAATGTCAAAGCAACAATAACCGATCCTGACGGGTATATTGCCGAGATTGACAATTTAACGCAGTCAATGCGGACTGTCGGTATTATCCACGCGGAAGTCCATGACGGGCACATGTATAATTCAAGCCATTTATGGACATCACTTGCCGACGGCGCGACAGCGACAATGCTATTATATGTCACAACGACAACAATGCATGCTGTCTTTGCTATTGCCTGCGGCGGCGATGCTTATATATATTTATATGAAGGCGCGAATTATCACAGCAGCGGCACGGCAATCACTCCTATTAATCTGAACCGCACAACAAGGGCCGGCACTTCAATTGAAAAAACATATCACAGCCCGCAGGGTGTCTATGGCGGCACGCTGCTATTCAATGGGTTTATTGCAGGCGGCTCCGGTTCAGGCCCACAAAGCACGGCATCGGGTGGCAATGTCCGCATGGATGTGGAATGGATATTCAAGCAAAATGAAGATTATATCCTTGCTGTCCAAAATGTTTCCGGTGACGCGCACCCGTTCTCAATAGATATAGAATTTTACGAGGAAGAAAACTACTAATAATGTCTATTCAATTAATGATTAGTGCCGGCTTTTTGTTGTCAGCAATAGGATTGATTTTTGGAACTGGCGGTTTTTATTTTCTTACCCGATATCAGTTGCGGGAACTTGAAAAAGATATTGCCGATATAAAGAATAATCATTTGCATACGATACAGGCAGATATGAGAACGATGAAACTTGAACAGGAAGCCCAGGGCAAGGACATCGCATCCCTGAAGGCAAAGGCAGATTTATGACACTTAAAGCAAACGCATTAATCACCCAGGATGAATTGATTGACAGCATGGACTTGAACCGCGATGAAATACGGAAGGCGTGTTTCCGCATATATAACGGTTCAGGTGATGCCACGGCCGCAACCATTACAGTGTCGGCAAATACATTGACGTTAGTTGTTACCGGCGGCGTGAATGCCCATAATACAGCCTTTGACCTGACCGATGCCGCATACGATACCATTGGCGAGTTATTGACGGCAATTGAGGCCCTGGCGAAAGGCTGGGTTGTAAATAGGAAATGCAGCGCCGCTTTCACATCCGCTGACCTTTACAATATACCGGCGACAAGCGTGTTGACATCGCAAGAGGAATTGACACTTGAAGGATTTAACGGGTTGATTCTCGATAATCTCATTAATGCCGCATCGGAATTCGCTGAACAGTTTACAAGGCGAACCCTGGTATCAACAGCGCACACGGAATATCCTGACGGTGGGGAAGCGAAATATATGAAGTTGAAGAATTTCCCTATTATAAGCATTACCAGCCTGCATTCCTGGGATCCGGTAATGCAGGCGACAATCCAGGCATGGACAGAACATACTGACTATGAAGCCGAGTATTCAAGCGGGATGCTATACTCCGCGGGCGGGTGGAAGTCAAATAGGAATGATGTCAAGGGCTGGAAGATAGTCTATACTGCCGGATATGCTGCCGCAAGCATGCCAGAGGACCTGAAGGAAGGCGTGAAACAGTTATGCAAATATCTATATACTATCAGGCAGAAACAGGGCTATTCTTCAACAAGCAATGGCGTACTGACTACTAACTACAAGAAAGCTGAATATAAAGTCATGGGCATATATCTGCCGCTTGACCTGGTTGCATTCCTTATACCTTACCGCAAGAGGGACTTTTAATATGGCTGGCAAACTTGAAATAACAATCAAAGGAAACAAGGATTTATTGAAATATTTGAATACGCTTGGCAAGAAGAATCCGGCGAAAGCAAAGGAAGTATTGACAAAAGCCTGCATTCTTGTCGAAAGTGAAGCGAAGAAAAATGTATTGAAAGAGGGGCTAAAAGATACCGGCAAGCTTCAGACACATATCACGCATGCCGTAATTCATTCAGGAAATGCGTTATTCGGGGTTGTGGGAACCAATACTGATTATGCCGCAATATGGGAAAAAGGCCCGAAATCAGGGCTTACCAAGCGCGTTCTGGCCCCTGTTGGCGAGAAGTGGGCAAGGCGGCACGGGTTCCCGCCTGGAACCAAATTTCTATGGGTTACGCTGCGGAAGCGCCCGTTCCTTGATCCCGCACTTCGGGATAATCAAGGAAGGATTACAAGGCTGGTCGCAAATGAATACAGCAAATTTATAAAAACAGGGAAATAAATGCCATTAGCCGATCCGAAAGTATATTATAGAACAGTCAGGGATGCAATTTTAACGGTACTGCGCGATAACGTGGCAACGCTGAATACCGGCTTGACCAGGGGCAAGATAACCAACACGGGGCGGCAGATAAGGGCCGGTCATCCAGGTGTAATCCCCGTCAATACCGAACAATACCCGACAATCATGGTAAAATTGACCAAAAAAATAGAAGAATTTGAACAGCTTGGGCATGCCGGAAGAAAACGCCCATTCTTATTGTTTACCATTTACGGGCTTGTCATTAATCCTGTCCTTGACATGGGTGCAGAGAACGACATTATGCAGCTATGCAGCAATGCTGAAGGGCTTTTCAGGAACAATATTACAGTCGATGCGACGACGGTATATACCGATGTCCGCGATGCGGATTTCAATGTCAGCGAACGCTTTGAAAATAACAACTATCTTGACGTATTTTCTTTTGAATTATACGCCAGAGTAGAGGTAAAGTAAATGAAAATAGAATATCTTGGTCCGAGTGAATCAACGGTCATTCATTATGGCAGCGTATTTTGTAAACTCCGGCAGCGGGATTCGGTTGAAGTACCTGAAAAAATAGGGAATTATTATATATCCACAGGCAATTTCGCTGAAGTGAAACAGCCAATTGCTGATAGAATCGAACCGGAAGAAGAATCTGAAAAACAGGATGAAGTTAAACCTGAAAAAAAACGGAAGAAAAAATCAAGGACAAGGGGGAAGTAAATCATGGCACCAGGACTTGGATTCAAGGGCGGTATTTTGGGGATTGGCGAAGAGGTTGTTTACGGGACAGCGGTTGCAAGGGACAGATTTATTGAAATGAATTCTGACGGGCTTGATACTGCGGAAGGCCGAATCCATAGTGCAGCGATTCCTGATATTGCAGCCGACAGCGACGAGGTTGCCCAGGGGGCTGTCGATCCCGCCGGTTCAATAGAATTTGAAATGCGATACGAGGGGATGGAACGCCTTCTGAAGCACGCAATGGGTTCCGTCGATACCGTTGAGGTTGCAAGTTTCGTTGTCGGCGCAACAAACAAATTCCTTGATATTAAAGAGGATGGCGGCGGGGACCTGAATGCAACGCTGACCGAAGCGACATATAAAATGGGCGAACGCGGGCACTATGAAATCGATGCGACGAATAACAAAATCAATTTCAAGGAAGATGGCGGGGCTGAATTGACGGCAACGCTGGCGGCGGCAGAATACGCAACGGCTGCCCTGCTTGCTGCACAGATTAAGACACAACTGGAAGCGGCCGGTGCTGGCACTTATACGGTGGCGTATTCAGCGACAACGAATAAATTTTCAATCACAGCGACAGCAGGCGTGACAACGTTCCAAATCTTATGGAAAACCGGAACAAACGGTGCAGACGGCACTGACACGCATCCTGGCGCGCTTCTGGGCTTCCTTGACACAAAGGATGGCATTGATGATACGTCAACTACAAGCGATTACAGCACATTCGATCCCGATGGAACACTATGCGCAGAGATTAAAACACAACTTGAAGCAGCTGGTGCGGGAACCTATACAGTAACGTTCAGCAACACAACGAAGAAGATTACCATTGCGGTTGCAGGCGTGATAGCCGCCACGCAGTTTCTTTGGAAAACAGGCACACATGGTTCAGATGGTACAGATACCAGCGCAGTGACATTGCTTGGATTTACTGCCGGCGCAGACGGTGCAAGCGTTGCTTCAGTTACCGCTGACAGCGCGGTTGTGACGGTATTCGACAGCACGTTCAAGCTGGCTGACGAATTGCCGACAGGATTGACACTTGAAGTCGACAGGGATTTGAGAGGATTTACAACCGAAGGCTGCAAGATAGGCAACATATCATTTGCACAGGATTCAGCCGGCTTTTTAATCGGAACCATTGAAGTGATAGGCGAAGATACCAATGCAACAGCGGTCACTGCTTCAACATTGCCGACAAAGCCGCTTGTTGATTTCGCTGATTTTAGTTTCACCTATAATGGCGCGATAATCCTGACAAGCTTTGATTTTACCTTGAATAACAACCTGAAGGGTGACCGCAGGTTCATTGGTTCCAGGTTAAGATATGAACCCAAGCGGGCCGGAAAACGTGATGTCACGGGATCATTCGCGGCTGAATATGAGAATGAGGACCAGTATGATGATTACAGGGCCATGACTTCCAGGGCGATTGTCGGGACAGCAACGGGTGCGGTAATCAAGGCAGCAATCACATACACTCTAACAATCACATTCCCTGTCTGCAAGCTGACCAAGGGAGTGCCATTGATGTCTGATGAAAGCGTTATAATGTATGAACACGAATTCAAGGCATATTCGACAGACAGCTCAACACGCGAACTGACCATCGTTATTAGAAATACACTATCTCGCGTATAATGGGGGTGATGACCTGAAAATTCTGATTGACACAGATGGGCATGCTGATAACACAAAAATTCGCATCAATGATGAAGAAATAAAATTGCAGGAATTCAGTATCACAATTCAGGCTGGGCGTAAAATAAAGAGCAACTTCGTCATGGATATTAATGGGAAAGTATTCCCGATATCATTCTTCGGCGATGATTTTAAATTTTACGACCAGCACAACAAAAGGATGGAAAATTCAAAATGACCGAGAACAAAACGCCAACCGCAGTTGAAGAATACCTGAAGAAAACAAAGGACACAAAAACAGTTACAACGCAGTCTGGATCGGTGTTTGTCCTGCGTAAAATAACCGGCAGGGATTTTATACGCAAGGGCGGCCTGATGCTGACTTCCCTGAATGAAGTCATTAAAAGCAAGACAGACGATAAAAAGAAGGCATTGCAGATTCTGTCTGAAGAAGATCGCAAGAAACAGCTTGATTTGTATGACCGGCTATTGGTTGAAGCAGTCATTGAACCGAAAATAACGTCAACCGGTGAGCCTGGCGCAATCCCTGTTGATAAGTTATTCGACACAGACTATTATGATTTGCTGAAGGTTCTGTTTGAATATTCGCTTCCAGGGGGTGAAGCGGATTTAAAATCCTTTCGTGAAGAGCAGGAACCCAGCACTTCTTGATTATATTGCGAGCAGATACAAGGTATTGCCGCATGTATTATTGGATATAGACATGAAGGATTTACAGATTGACCTGATATGCGCGGAAACGGGCAACATGATTGAAGCACAGGACATAAAAGCAGCGCAAAGGAAGGCTAAACGTGGCCGCAGATAGAAAATTTGACTTGCAGATTGTGCTGGGGATGGTTGACAAGGCCTCTTCAAAATTTGCGAATATTCAAAAGCAAATTAATAAAGTCGGCCTTGCTGCAACGGCAGTCGCAACGGCAACAGTTGCCGGCGCATTAGCGGCCGCTAATGCCGCAGGAAAACAAGAGCAACAGGAATTATCGCTTGCCCAGGCCATGCGTACAGCCGGAACATTTACTGAAGCCGCATTCCAACATAATCTTGAATATGCCAGCTCATTGCAGCGGATAACAACCTTTGGCGATGAAACAATCCTGTCGGTCCAGCGATTACTGACTAACTATGGCGCACAGGGTGATCAGCTGGATGCCCTGACCAAATCAACCCTTGATTTTGCCACGGCAACCGGCATGCAACTTGAAGCAGCTGCCGCACTTGTCGGCAAGACAATCGGAAGTACAACCAACGCATTGACCAGATACGGGATAACAGTTGAAGGTGCGGTTGGATCCACGGAACGCATGGATGCTGCTGTTGAAGGTATAACAAAATTATTCGGTGGCGCCGCGGAAGCCAATGCGCAAACATACGCCGGAAGGGTGCAGCAATTACAGAATCGCTGGGGTGATTTTATTGAAACGATTGGATTTAAAGTCATTCCGTATATTGAAGCATTAATCAACGCCATCAATACGAATGTTTTGCCCTCACTTGAAGATTGGATGAATGCGACAGATGATACGCAGGAATCAGCAGTAAAATTTGGTGAGATTTTAGCCCGCATAATAGATTATGCAAGGCTCGCAGTAGAAGCATTTGATTTCCTTGCCGACGGACTTGCTGGATTGGGGCTGGCATTGGTTGGACAATTCGGCGCTGCAAAAGAAGCGTTTTCAAGCATGCAAACAAAATTCGTCGAATTCGGTGAAACGGTCGGGAAAGTTCAGGCCCTTGAACTGCAACGCACAATAAAAACTGAAGCAGTCAAGAAGGAATTGCGGCTTGCGAATTTAAACGAATTGCTTAATGTAACAAAAACCACAACCAAGAAAATCGGGGACTTACATAAAAACATTGAAGCTGGGACTGCCGGTGTATTCAATGAGGTATTGGCAGGCTCAAAGAAAATTGAAGAAACCGTTCCGGCTGTTTTTGAAAGTGTAAAGCAATCAATTATAAAATCGTTTTCAGATATACTTGCAAGCAAAGCAGTCACGGGTGTTTTAAGCCTGTTCACTGGTGGCATAGGCGGGGCCGTTGTTGGCGGTATAGGCAGTATTCTTGGCTTTGGAGTGGGCACAAAGGGGTTCACAGGCGGGGCTGCCATGGTTGGCGAGGAAGGGCGTGAATTGGCTATGCTGCCCCGCGGGACCAACGTGATCCCACATGCCAGGACTGAACGGATTCTTGCCGCGGCAGGGACCGGCAATATAGTTATTTCAGGCAATACCTTTGTTGGCACGGGCGGCGTGGAAGAGCTTGCAGACATCATCAGCGAGATACAGTATAACAAGGTCAGGAATCAGCGGAATATATAATGGCATTATACTACAATCTATTTCTTACGAACAATGAACCAGTGAAGCCGCCGAATCTGGCGTTTTGGTTAAAGCCCGATATTGGGCAGGCGTTCATGAGGGTGAATGACCGATGGACACCGGTGATCGGCGGCAATCCAATTGCATCGTTTGTTGAAGGTACATTCTATCGTGAATTATACGTTCAAGCGGCTGAACCAGTTCCGAATCTTCCTGGTGATATTTGGCTTAATACTGATATCAACCAGGCATTTATGTTATTCGAACACTGGCAGCCATTCGCAGGGGCATGACATGGCGCATGCAATGATAACGAAGGAGTATGAGCCTTCGAATCCAGTTGACGGTAATTTCTGGTATAAGCCAAGCGCTGACCAGGTATTCATGCGCATTGCTGGATCATGGACACCGATTGCAACGGATGAAGCGATCCCCATGCGTATTCCTTTAACGTTCCTTATCAGAGGGGTTGACAGAAGCGACAATATTCTCATAAGCTCATTATCAAAGGTTGATGCAATCACATCCCAGGTTGACACGCTGTCATTTTATCTCGATGATGAGGAAGGGACTGTTCATCCAAGGCAGGGCGAGGAAATATTTGTATTCAAGAAGAAGGCAGGGGATGTTGATGCCCAGCTATGGTTTGGCGGCGAGATTGACAGCGCCGAACCATTTGACCGTGCGCCTGGGCAGCACAAGCTGACATATTCCGTGAAGTGCGTTGATTTCAGCAAGCGACTGAATAAAGAACTTGTTACCGAAACATACGAGGATAAGACAGTTAATTATATAATAGCCGATATGATAGACACCGAAGCTGAAGAATTTACATACAATAATGTTGACTGCGGTATAACAATTGACTTCATTGCTTTTGACCGCAAGCCATTATTTGAAGCCCTTGAAGAACTTGCAGGGCTTGTCGGTTATGATTTTTATGTCGACTATGAAAGGGATGTTCATTTCTTCAGTAAAACAGCCGCTTACGCGCCATATTCTATAACCGAAAATATTGCAACAACCGGACATTATAAGAATTTCAAAATCAAGGTTGACAAATCCCAGCTGCGTAATAGAATAACGGTTCGCGGCGGCAAAAGCCTGACTGCTTTTGCTGATGATATACAGGAAGCTGATGGTGAACGCACAGTATTTAATCTTGCGTATATGCCACGCGGCGATGTCAAGGCATACGTTGACACTGGCGGTGGGTTCGTTGAAAAGACAGTCGGCATTGACAATATAGATTCAGCCGGCTTTGATTTTGTTGTGAATGTTCAGGAAAAATGCTTGAAGAATCTTGACCTTGCGAAGCTCACAGCTGGGCATATTTTAAAAGTTACCTATGACCGCCAGGAACAGATCGTCGCTGGTGTCAGGGACAAGGGCAGCATTGCTGCCATAAAAGATATAGAAGGCGGGACTGGTCAATATAGATTTTATATTGTTGATGAAAATATTGACACTGTTGCCGCTGCGACTGAACGCGGGAAAGCTGAACTTGCGATATATTCAAATCCAATTATTGCTGGTTCATATTTTACTGACCAAGATGGATATAGGTCAGGACAATTATTGCCGATTGACATGCCTTCCTGGGGCTATGCAGACAGGCAATTCCTTATTCAAAAAGTAACGTCAAAACTTAGAAGCGACGGAACGACATTTGAATATCAAATCGTATTCGCAACAAGATTAAAAGGCTTGACGGATTTCTTGAAATATTTATATGACCAGGGCCAGAAAATAATTATCAGGAATGAAGAAGTTGTGCATGAACTGGTTGAATTGCCCGCAGAATCATTGCCAATAACAGAAGGAACGCCGGTACTAACGTTATTCACGCCGCCATATAAGTGGGGTGTTGATGCTGATCAGGGGGTATGGAATGAAGCAGCCTGGGGCTAATAATAAAATAAGTTTATCAGCTGAAAAAATGAATCCTGTCGGCATAGTAACGATGATATTCATTAACGTCAAGACGGGAAAAACAAGAAAAAAAGTATATAGAAATTTAATAACAAATGCCGGCAAGATTGCAATATTGCGGCGATTGAATAACGTCGGGGCGGTTGCTAACGAGGGGATTATTACATACGGGGCTGTTGGTACAAGTACCACGGCCCCGCTTGTTACAGACACAACGCTTGGAACAGAAATTGAACGTATTGTAAAATCAGCCACAAGTTCAATCACTGACCAGACACTTGAATTAAGATGCTTCTTTAATGAAGCTGAAGCAAATGGGGCGTTGAAGGAATTCGGCTGGTTCGGCGAGGATGCCAGCGCAGCCGCAGATTCCGGCACGATGTTTAATCACGTTGCAATTGATGAAACAAAGACAGCGGCTGAAACGCTGACAATAGTGCAGACAATAGATTTATAGGGGGACTTGTGATTGACAGATTAAAAAAGAATGTTGATGTTGTATTGGCTTACAGCACGCAGGCACAAATTATATTAAATTCACAGAGTGATTTTACCATCGAAGAATTTGAAGCTGAATTTCTTAAAAATATTGAGATAGGCGACAGGACAATCGTGCAATTTATATTAAATAGAGGTACGAAAAAAATAGAAGAACAGGGGAAAGACAATGCCAAATAGTGCGAATGTAAACGCTGGCGATACTATTCTTGCAACGCAGTATAATAATTTGCGGACTGATGTGTTGGCTGGGCATGACCATATCACAGCCGGCGAAGGGGCTGCCCTGGGTACTGGCGCAGTCAGCGGTGATATTATTGCCGACGAAGGTATTGGCGCAGATAAACTTGGTGACGGTGCGACATTTAAAAATACACAGGAAAGAATATTCACAATAACACCTTCCGATATGATTTGCAACGATGAAGCCGGGCCGTATGATATAGGGGCGAATCCTCATTCATTAAGAAATGGCGATACGAGTTCAATATCATATTATGCTGGTGTGCATTTACCTCACGCAGCAATAGTAACATCAATAAGGGTTTATTGGTATCGCGATGATGCTTTAGCATCTGGCGATGCGCTTCTTGCGCGACACGATTTTTCTGGTGGCACGCCTGATACTATGGGCGATGCTGACAGCGATGCAACAACAGGGTATCATTCTGTTATTGATTCGTCAATTGACAATGCAACAATTGATAATACATCATATACTTACTTTTTGCGACTGATATTGGATCCGAATGATAATGCTGATGATGTTGCTTTTATGGGCGCGGTTATAAGATATACCGTGCAGAAACCTTTACCATAATGTTGTGCAGGCCAAAATACAAGGGGTTATTAATGAAAAAACTATTTTTATTATTAGCATTGCTGATGTTTCCGTCGATATTATTTGCCGGCTGGGTTCAGACGTACAAGGTCATTTATAGTTCATCGGCTGAAACATCATTATTCATTATGGTTGATGATTTAAAGATTGGAACATCCACGTCAACCTGGACAATTGAATTATTTGGTTCAAGCGGTGTTGTGCATTGCAATTATATTGAATGCAGCACGGCAACGTTTGACATGATATACGGCAACGGTCAGTATATCACTAATCTGTCAACCGCACTGCCGACAGCGGAATTGCAATTGCTTGGTCAATGTACCGGTCATCTTTATGTCGCGGACCAACTTATTGGACAGACAACGGGGCACCTATATGTCGTTGACCAACTAATCGGGCAATGCACGGGCTATGAGTATAATGCAAGAATCGCACAGGACCAGGCAATTGGAATCACAACAGCCACTATTCAGGCATTGGCTACAAGCAATAAAACAGAAATTGATGCCTTGCACGTTGCGACAGCGACAGAGATTACTGCCCGAATAGCCGGCGACCAGTTGCTTGGACAGTCAACGACGTATGTATGGAATATGCAGAATTATGCTGGCAATCCTGGCGATGTATGGAAAAAATTCGGTAGTTCTGATTCATGGGGAAATGATGATGTTGGTGCTGCTGGAATAGATACGGACTGCCGTATATCAACTGGAATAATAACGTTCCTTGAAGGCGGCACAGAAGGCGATATGATACAATATGATGGTGCTGCCTGGGTGAAGGTTCCAAAGGGGGCAGCCGGCCAGGTTTGGACAATGCACGCCGATTCCGCATCATGGACAACTGCTGCATCCGGCGGTTCCGGTAAGGCGGTAATACATTTGAATACCGAAAACGTACATCTGCCGAATAGCGGATTCGCCCGACCGGATAAAGTAGTGCGGACATACGGGGTAGATCACGTCTTAAAATTTGAAGCGCTTGCCACCGGCACAACGGAGTCTGCATATTTTACGGATTCCTGCCCTGCGTTTTATGGCGGCGGTGCCTGGACTATAACTTCTTATTGCGTATTAGAAACAACGGAAACAGGCACGACGGCGCAAATTACCATCGGCGTGCGGGCAAAAGAGCACGATGAGGCGTGGGATGCGGCCTTCACAACTATCGGGACAATAGATGTAGTGCCGACAGGCACAGCAGAGGATTTATTGGTTGATGTGCTAACAGGGGGGTGGGGTTCCGACCTTCCGACTGCGGGCGATTTACTGGAATTCGAAGTAACAGTCAAGCCGGTAAATTGTACTTTTGTATCGTTCGACGGGGATTTACCAGTAATAGACATTAAGATCGAAGAAGATTAAAGGGGGGGTATGTATGAAAAAGGTTATTCTATTAGGGTTTATCGTTTTGTTATGCGTGGGGGTGGTTTCTTCTGATACCGATGTTTCAACGTCGGAAAAGGATAATTTTATCGAACTGCTTGCACGAAAAGAAAAGGTATCTAATTTATTGCAGGCAGAACTTGACGAACTGAATGCGGAAAACGAAGCGGCGTACAATACTTACCTGGCCGCATTACAGGCAAATAAAGACACCCATCAACCGGATATCGTAAAATTCCGTAATGAATTAGAAACTATTAATAGCGGATTAAAAGAATTTAAGTAAATGAGAAAACTAATTTTTATTACCCTTCTATTATTATATAGCAGTGGGCATTCCGCGTGGTATAACAATTCAGGCGCAGGCGAGGATGGCTTTGTTAAAACATCAGGACTTACAACCTGGTATAAAACCGGAAAAAGTGCTTTTACTGTTATGGGCTGGGTATATCTCGACGATACCACAGACGATTGCTTCATTTTGCCGTATGACTACTCGTGGGCAGAATGGGTTTTTAGACTATCGAAAACTACATCAAAAAGAATCAGCACGCATTTAGCAGGAACTAATCCAGGCGGTTGGGTAGAAGGCACGGCAGAATTAGAAAATGATACCTGGTATCATCTTGCCTATACTTATGACGGTTCCCATAGAAGGACATATATAAATGGCGTAATGGATATAAACCAGGCAGAAACAGGAACGACAACTGGTAATGCAGGAATAACATTAGGCGTTCTGCTTGGAAGTTATGCAAAAGGTAGCAATTTTTCTGTATGGAATTATGCTAAAAGTGCCGCAGAAATAGAAGAAGCAATGATGCAACGATTAATATCCGACGAGCGTTGTATGGGTTTATGGTATTGCGATGAAAAAGTAATAAACGGAGCGCCTGGTGGTGTTATTATGCGAGATACATCCGGCAATGGCATACACCTTGACGAAAGGAATGCCGGCTCAATAACAAACGATAATTATAGAGATGGCCCGCCAATACAGTGGTAATTTGGGGGTGTTGTTATTGTATTTACTCGATTCGTTAAACGATGGTTTTTAAGAAAAAGAATATATCGGTGCAAGAAATGCCGACGGCGGGTAATGGCATTAATCTGGTCACCGATTAGCAGCAAATTCTGGTTCTGGTGCGGTAACTGCGGGAAATATATCACATTAAACCAGGTATATCGAAAGGGGGGTGTCATGGAACCGAAGGACATTGCGAAGCAGATTATAGCAAATGCAGGGAAGTACAGGGATGAATTGATTGCCCTGAAGGTTGCAACGGAAAACCTGGTCAAGAAGGCAGCCCAGGAAAACAAGGTCATCATTGAAGATATCGACACGGATGACAAATTGGTCAAGGTGCTGGCTGAAGTTGCCGATGAAGCATACAAGGGCAAGGGGCTGAAGGAAGCGCTTGATGGTCCGGCCGCGCATGTTGCATTTTCTGGCATGAATAAATATGTTGTTGTGAAATTCGCTGGCCTGAATTGGTGGGTGAAATTCAGGGAATGGCTGAAATCCGTATTGGCCGTATAAGGGGGATCCGTGGGACAGAAATCAAAGGTTACGATTGCGCTGGGATTGCTTGGTACTATCGCGGCAGGGGTTCTGCCGGCTGCCGTGGTGCCATCGGTCCTGACGTTCATTGGCGGCCTGGGAAGCGCCTTTATATTATCGCAGGCGACATCTGATGTAATGACCAAGGGTGCAACGTCATCCGTATCGAAAGGGCCAGGCAAGTGACTATAATCGTATATCAGGGCGACGGCCAGAAAAAGCCCAAAACTGACTGCCAAGATTGCCCGAATAAACATTGTAAATCCCGCAACGGATATCTGCGGGATTACCATTTAAAAGGCATAATTGTCAGGGATTGCGGGGAAAGGTATGCAGAAATTTCAATCAATAAATAATAGGTTTCTGCGGGTTGCCCCAGGTGTGCTTCTCACTGACCGCATAGATCCCGTAATCTGCGCACTGGATGGGCATTTCTGCCATTTTAATATGGTCAGGTATGTCAGCAGCGGGTACAGGCTGAAATCTGACCAATTACGGCTTATTATCAACTATTCCAGGGCCAACGGCATCCCTGCCGATTTCAGCGAATTCCAAGTTGATGATAAGGAAAATAATATATATATATGGGTTCCGGCCTGGAATAGACTGCTTCAGATGGGGTATCTCATAGCGCCGCCGAATCGGGCAGCAACCATATATCCATATAAGAATAAAGCCGGCCATGAATTCCCGCCAGGGCGTATCTGGGAACCTTCGGGGCATTTCAACGGGGACTGCTTTGACATATCGGGATCACGCGGGGAACAGGAACAGATGCAGGCAAAGGAAATCGATGATGAACTGGAAGTGCTGAAATACGCGCTTGCCAATGACAAGATGATTGAACGTGCAATCCAATACTATACCATAGAACGCCGCAACAACTGCCTGCATGTCAAGGTCAAGGAAACTGCCATAATTTTCGGAAGTTGCCTGCATGTAATTTGACCTGGTTGAATTTTTAGAAACCCCTTGACATTCCCTGACATATCTGTTATAATAGTAGTACAAAACCAAGTGGGTATAAAAATGACCGGCGAAAATCACAAAATTAAATTAAACCAAATAACCCCTGAAGGACAGAGTTTGTCCTGCCGGTCATTCTCTGCCTTCGGGGGCTTTTTATAAGGGGGGCACATTGATTAGAATTTGCATGGAATGCGGAACGAAAATGGGCGAGAAGGAACCTCTTGAAGATAAAAGCGAAACGCACGGGCTTTGCGACAAGTGCCTGAAAATTCAATTGAGGATTGAAGCATTTAATAATGCGTATCTTCATAAGCCATTACTAATAAGGGGATAACCATGTACGCAAGGACACGGGATGCATATTCATTCGCAAGGTATTTGGGGCAAAGCAATCGAATCCGGCGCTGCCTTGTCTGTGGTGAGCCGCTGGAAATTGACCAGGGCGACGGGATTGCTATTGATCCCGAAGATCCCGATTCGGACTTTGTGTGCGATGAACGGTGCATGGAACGGTATCAAGAATTAATATAAAGGGGGAAGCGTGAACGATTTCAGCAAAATGATATTTGACACAGCGGTTGCAATCAATAGGGCATACGCAAGAGGGCTGCAGGAAGGGAAAAGACTTGCAGAGAAAGAGGTATATGTACCGGATGAAATGGCAGAACAGATTCACCTGGACAGGATTGAGGAACAGAAAAAATTGAAAAGGGATGGGGTGGAATAATGCCATTACGCTGGTTTATCTGCCCTGACAATACACGGATTGAATTCAAGGACTGCCTGAAGGAAGGCGGTTGCCGTATGGGTAGCCGGTGCGCTTCCAGGTCATATCTGCACATGGTATCGCAAGACAGGGTGTGGACCGGCAAGCCGAGTTGCACGCAGTTGATACAGGGCACGATGTGCGCCTTCCTGAAGATAACAAAGGATTATGCGGTGTCGCCTGATGACCGCGCCTTTGCTATTCACGGGACCAAAGGGCACAAGAATCTTGAAAACGCCGGTGCTGATGATGAATATTCCGAATTAGAAATGCGGTTCAAGGAAGGGGATATTTCAGGGATTGCCGATGCTATCGAAAAAGAATGCGGCAGGATAATATTGAGTGATACGAAAACATCGGGATCGTTTAAAGTTGCCAAGGCCCTGGGCATAGTAATCAAGAAGGAAGAAACCGGCGAGGTTTACAAGTCAGGCAAGCGCAAGGGCGAACCGAAGATGCGGAATGTCATGGTCAGGGATGAATCAGCCATTGACCGCTGGGAATGGGAATATCAGACAAATTTCTATCGTATGGAATATGAACGTGTTACCGGCAAGAAGATTGACGAAATCCGAATCATGTGCGTTGTCAGGGATGGCAACACATATATTGCCAGGGGGCGCGGCGTATTCCGTAATGTCTATTATTTTAATATTCCTATCATGGAAGATAACGCTGTCAAGATATATTTTCAGACAAAAAAATTGCAGTTATTCAAGGCATTAAAACAGGGTTACTGGAATGATGCCTGCGATGCCAAGGAAAATTGGGATGGCGTTAAGTGTTCCAGGTATTGCGAGGTAGCAGAATATTGTAAATATGGGAAATATTTAAAAATCCAAAGAGAGGTGGAAGAAATGGCTATCAAGAATCTGTCAGAGGTCAGAAGGTTGCCAAGGCTTGGCAAAATCAGGCTTGGCATTAAGAAGTTATCTGCGAAGGGCAAGGAATATCCGGCTGAAGTTGATTACTTCATACTGGATCCCCAGACACCGATTGAAACAGAGAACAAGAAATTGATTGATGCGTTTCACAAGTTATATGGTGACAAGCCGAAGCAAATCAATATCATGTTCCCTGTTGCCGATAAAGACATATTTTTTGCGCAATTCTACAAGCGCTATGGTTCAGGCGCATCCCTGAAATGCAAGGGCGACGGAGTGATTGCGCATTGCGGCACGGATGAATTTGCCAAGGGCCTGAAGGTTACAGGCAAATCAGACTTGGGGCTTCCTATCGTTGAGTGTCATGGCAAGGAATGCCCGTTCTATCAAAGCAAGCAGTGTTCGGAAGTCGGCACGCTTCAGGTATTGTTGCCCGAATTACCAGGTGCAGGGGTGTGGCAGATTGCAACCGGCTCATTCCATAGCATAGTCAATATCAATTCATGTATTGATTATATCAGGGCGGTTGCGGGCCGTGCGCACATGCTGCCGTTGAAACTTGAACGGCGGGAACAGGAAATCGCCTATGAAGGCAAGAAAAGCAAGCATTATATCCTTCATATCAATATGGATTTTGCGCTTGCTGACCTTCAGAAATTTGCATTGATTGATCCTTCGAAGGTGCTGCTTGAATTGCCTGAACCGGCAGTCACGGCAGAGGATATTGAAGTGCTGCCTGGTGGCGTTGAAGTTGTCAATAAAAATACAGGGGAAGTGACCGATCCGGCAGACACGGAAAGGCAGAAACCGCAGAATAAGGTTGAGCAGACGGCTGATGATGCGCCTTGGGATGAACCATCCGAAGAAGCCGAAACAGCGGGACCTGAACCAAAGCAGGGACCGGCAGCAACAGGCAAGCCCACGCCTGAACAGTTGGAAAAGCAGATTCAGGAAGAATACGCGAATGCCCTGGCGAAATATCCTGATATTGAAGGGGCGCACGTTGAGGTCATTGCAAAGAAAATCAAGGGGCTGCTGAAGGATGCCGGATATCTTGGCAAGAAAAAGCCTGGCGGGATGAATTACGAAACCATGCTGATTAAGTCTATGAATGACCAGGCAGAGAAGTACAGCAACCTGACCAGGAAGGAATTGACGATTTTATACGCACGCCTTGCGGGCGAAAAGGGTGATCCGACGGGGCTTTGCGTTGCATTCTGATATTTGACAGGCAGTCGGTTGGAAGCCGGCTGCCAAAGGAATCATAAATGAAATATTATATCTGGTGTGTCCACTGCGGATGGGAAAAGGAAGTTGACAAGGGTTATGTCATTGACCATGTGTGCCCGAAATGTCATTCGCCGAAATTGGTAATTGATGAGGATATTAATGGAACCAATCAAATTCAAAGCCGCTGTCCATGCAGTCAGGGTTGATAATGTCGGGGAAGGGAAAATCACGTTCCAGGTCCCCTTGTCTGACCGTGACAAGATTATTCTGCTGGCAGCCCTGACCGAAACGTGCCTGCAAGTTACGGTTGAAAAGGACAGCGAAACGGGGATTGTTATTGAAGAAGATAACCTGGGGGATATGGGATGAATAAGACTAAAATTGAATGGTGCGATTATACCTGGAATCCGGTTATTGGTTGCAAGCGCGGATGTTCGTATTGTTACGCAAGGAAGATGAATGACCGGTTTCATTTCATATCAAAATGGGATGAGCCGGAATTGATTATTGATAGATTAAAAAATCCAAGAATGCCGAAGAAACCATCAAGGATATTTGTTGGTTCAATGTCAGATATATGTTATTGGCATGATTTCTGGGTTCTCGATGTGCTTAAAATAATCAATGAATATCCGCAACATACATTTATATTTTTGACAAAAGATTCGCTTGCTTATGATAGACATAAATTCCCGTCAAACTGCTGGCTTGGCGTATCAGATATAGGCGACGGGAACCCAACAAAGACATTTTATACATATCAGGATAATAAATTCGTATCATTCGAGCCGCTATTATCACGCCCAGAGCATACATTCAGATTCTATGTAAATCATGGTATCAAGTGGGTTATTGTCGGCGGCTTAACTCCGATGAATAAACATAAAAAAGAGTGGGTTGACGAAATAATTACATGGTGCAGGGCTGCACTCATTCCCATATTTTTGAAGCCCAATCTGCACTATCCTGAAAAAATACAGGAGTTTCCGAAATGAAACAAACAATCAAGCAACAGATTGTCGAGCATCTGCGGTTTTCAAGGGAACCACTGGCACTGCATGAGTTTCCATATCTTGGTGTGAATCAGTGCAGCCTAAAGACAAGGCTTTGGGAATTGGAAGAATCCGACATCGTTGTGTGCCGGAAAAGAAAAGACAAGCCATTCAGTGAATTCTATCTTGTAGTCAGAAGGAAGGAATTCGAAGGACAGATGGGGCTGGGGATATGAAAACCGAACACTATTTTCCCGTATTTATTATGTTCTGCTATCTATGCGCGGCAATGGTTTATTTTTCAAAAGGGAATATCAAGCAGGGGCTTTACTGGATATTTGCGCTTGGGCTTGTCTGGGTGGTAACGTTTTAATGAATAAATTAATCAATGACGATTGCCTGGTTGCCTTGAAACAGATACCTGACAACAGCGCGGATTGTATTGTAACCGATCCGCCTTATGGTTACAGTTTCATGGGCAAGGGCTGGGACAAGGTTGTTGTCAGCGTTGATATATGGGCTGAATGTTTACGGGTATTAAAGCCAGGAGCATTTGCCTTTATTATGTCAGCGCCACGCCAAGACGTTTTATCTCATATGATAGTCAACCTTGAACAAGCCGGATTCGTTACAGGATTTACGAGTATGTATCATTGTTACGCAAGCGGATTCCCAAAGGCAAGCAATATCGGCAAGATGGTTGATAAGAAGTTGGGGAATAAAAGGGAGGTTACGGGTACAGGGAAAGCGGGAAGTGGTATGAATAAGATTAAGGGATTCGGGGTTAATACAACAAAAGGTGGCGAAGCAACAACCGAGTGGGATGAAACAAAAGGCAATTCCTCACTAGAAGGCAGTTACGGCGGATTCCAGCCCAAGCCAGCCGTCGAGATTATCCTTGTAGTAATGAAGCCGATAACAGAAAAGACCTACGTTGACCAGGCGATGAATAATAAGAAGGGTATAACGTGGCTTGACGATGGCAGGATTCCGTATGAGAGTGATAAAGACAAGAATTTTAATATGAAAGTCAGGCATAATTCAAAAGATAATGTATGTTATTCCGGTGGTAGTATTGGGCAAGGCGATGCACAAGGGAAAGACACAGGCAGATTCCCTGCCAATCTACTGGTAAGTGATGATTGCCTGAATGATGGGAAGGAATGGGCTGGCGGTAAAAATAACACGCAGGCAATGTCAATATTTGGCAATGATATGAAAAATAGAAAACAAGCAAAAAGGGATTCCGACTCCGGCTCATTCTCACGCTATTTCTCATTAGACGCTTGGTTCAATGATAAGATTAAACAGTTAAGCCCAGAGGTACAAAAGACATTCCCATTTCTGATAGTACCAAAGGCGGCGAAGTCAGAGAAGAATGAGGGATTAAAAATATCCAACAAACATCCAACAGTTAAAAGTGTCAAATTAATGAGTTATTTAATAGCCATTGGCAGCAGGCCAGGGGATGTCATTCTTGATCCCTTTGCTGGTTCAGGAACGGCGGGTGTGTCAGCCACGGCCCAGGGCAGGGAATACATATTGATAGAACGCGAGAAGGAATATTTCGAGATATTAAAGGCAAGGACAGCCGAATCAGAAAAACAGGGAAGGTTATTTTGAATCTTGACAAATCGACATTTGTGTGATATAATAGGGTAGAGGTCAAGTGGTATGAATCAAATCCAATTATTGAAAATCAGCAGGCGTACGGTTATGAATTCCACCAGGGTTCATATTCACTTGACCGACGTACGTCTGCTTTTTGTTTTATAGGGGTTGACTATGGTATGGGTATTTAAACACGAAGAGGGTGATATTAGATTTCGCGATATGCAAGAAAAATATAAAATACAATCTTATCAAATGCCGTGGTTAAAGGATATGCGAAGTGTAAAACCAAGCAATAAATATGGCCCAGTATTTTTTGAAAACGAAGAAGATATAAAAAATTATATAATGGAGAATTGGAAACATCTATTTGATTTTTGGATATGGACAACAGAATACAGAATAAACAGAGGAAATAAAAGAGTTGATGTTGTTGGTTATGATTTTAATATTGAGAAACCATTAAAAAGTAATCGTAATTTTTATATGATAGAATTGAAATTCCATGAATACAGAAAATCAGACAAAGAACAATTGCAATATTATGTTGATAATGTTGATATGTACGGCCCAGGTACATGGATGATACCGGTTGGCATATTAATAAATTATGAAAATCAATATTTAGTACCGAGAATTATACGCAAGGGGTAATTCGTGGCTTGGATTAAATGCGATGTTCTTATTAGAGAAAATAAAAAAATCCGTAAATTATGCGGATTGACTGGATGGAATACCTATGAATGTATTGGCCGCATGGTTGCACTATGGGCATGGTGTTTAAAAAACCAAGAGGATGGGTATTTAAGTGGGATGGATCCATTAGAATATCTTGATGATATAAAGGGTGATTTAAGTGCGCCAGCATTAGAAGAATATTTAATGCAATGTGGCCTTGTAGACCGTCGCCCTAAACGCATACACGACTGGTTGCAATTCGCTGACCGCTATTTAATTCGTAAATATCAGAATAATCACATTCAAATATTACAAGAAATTTGGCAGAAACACGGCGAAGTCTATGGTGAACGCAAGAGATAGTTAATTATGTTAATGGTCAGTTAAGTGACCAAAAAGGTAATATATAGACTTAGACTTAGGTTTAGACTTAGATATAGACTTAGATATAGACTTAGATTAAAACCTACACATGGAAGCGAAAATGGTCAAAAAGGGCAATAAGCGGAAATGTCAGCATCCAAAGGAAGCCAGGGAATGCCGGCAATATTTCTATGATAGGTTTGAAAAGGTCAAGGGCAGGCCATACAATCCGAATTTTCCGAAGGATATAATGCTTATGGATGCCCCAGCCGGAAGGTTCGGCGTTGCCTGGGTGAAGGGGTTGATTGACTTCTATCTGCAATGGGATGAACCATTTGTGAAGCAGTGCGGATATACAACAGGCGTATTTGTCTGCAAGATTAATCAGATGCTTGAAATGGGTATTCATAAAAGCCATTGGGTGCGTGACCATGAGAAGGTACAGATGAAATCATCCAAGGCAGTCATGGGATCGCTGCTGAAAGAATTAATCAAAGGACAGGAATAATGGACTTCAAAAACCGCATACATAAATATATTATAGTCACTCCGGTTGAAGGCGGCTGGGTTCGGACAAAGCAGATTATCAGGGAACGGGATCCCCTGGGCGCGGTATTGCTTGCGCAGCCGATGTTCGAAGGACCGATTGCGGCGGTGAGGTTCAGTAAATTCAAGGGGTTATATGGATTATATTAATAAGATACATTGCGGCAATTGCACGGATATTCTTTATGACATGCCAAACGAATCAATCGACATGATTATAACCAGCCCACCTTATGATAATTTAAGGGACTACCATGGATACGATTTTAATTTTGAAGTCATTGCGCGCTATTTATTTAATATTCTAAAGCCAGGGGGTGTAATGGTTTGGGTTGTTGGTGACGCAGTTGTTGATGGATCTGAAACCGGAACATCATTTCGACAGGCATTGTATTTTATAGAGATAGGGTTTAATTTACATGATACGATGATATATAAAAAAAATTCATCGGCATTTCCGGCGAATAGAAAAGCCAACAGATACACGCAGATATTTGAGTATATGTTTATTTTAAGCAACGGGAAGCCCAAAACAGCGAATCTTATATGTGATAAAAAGAACAAATGGGCTGGCAGTACCAATTGGGGTGTCAATACCGAGTATAATAAAAATGGAAAATTGGTCAGGACCAATGATATTAAACCGGTCCCAGAATATTCCGTGAGAAATAATATTTGGAAATATAGCACTGGATTCAATAAAACAGGGCATCCAGCCGTATTCCCATATAAACTTGCAGAAGATCATATATTGACATGGAGTAACGAAGGTGATATTATATTGGACCCAATGTGTGGAAGTGGCACATCGTGCGTTGTTGCTAAAAAATTAAACAGGAAATATATTGGTATAGATATATCAAAAGAATACGTGGATTTGACAGAACGCAGAATCCACAACGATGCGGGGTTACTATGATCCAACAGGAAAAAGCGCTTCAGAAGGAAATCGTTGAATACTTGAATGCACGCGGACACGCAGTCTGGCTGAATGAGGTCCCGCGCGGCATGCCTTCCAAGAAAAGCCCGACAGGGTTCAGAAGGGTTGCCAATCGCAGTACCGCTGATATAGTGGGTACAATCAAGGGTGGCAGGGCCATATACATCGAAGTCAAGTTGCCTTGCCATAAGAAGAAGGTGCAGGCAATATACGAAGCCCTGCGGTTGTCAGGTTATTGCAATGCCTATAAATTCACTGAAGATACCATGCGGATAATAGCACAGGCGAACTTCCTTATCTGGCAAGAGAAGGCCGGCGCTATTGCGATATTTGCGTACTGCCTGGATGACGTGCTGAAGGCAATAAATGGATAAAATTGTCAAGTGGTACATCCGGCTATTTGTAGTCTTATTTTTCGCGGCAGTAATAATCGGCATAATGCAAAGACTTGCTGAAAAAGGGGTATATCCAAGATGAGAGAGATTAAATTCAGGTTAATACTTGATAATAAAATAGTTGGATATGAGAAATGGTACGCAGGGAAACGTAATCCGCAGACGGGGTTGTGGGAGGCAGAGGATAGATGGCTATATTCAAAAGACGGCAAATACTGGAATCCGCAGTATATATATCATCATAAAAAAGATATGTACACCGGACTCAAAATAAGAGATAAAGAGGTTTACGAGGGGGACATTATACAACTGAAGTGGGAAAGCGGTATTGACGATAACGATAATCCCAAATATGAAACAGAAAATATATTAGTATATTGGGATGAGGATGCCTGTAATTTTTTGGTTCAATGGAGTGGTTTTGAATATGAAAAAATGGCGGTTGGATATGCGCCAGATTGGTGGGACAATGATGAAAATAGAATAGAGTTTGAAGTAATCGGCAACATATATGAGAATCCTGAACTATTGAAAGAGAGGAAACCATGATATTACTATCAATCGTTGCTTTAATCTTCACCTGGCTTCTAATAGCATTCGGCTTCTATGTGGGCACAAGGTATCAATTGCACAGCGTTCAGAAGGACTATCAGGACCGGCTGGACTTCTATATCCTGAAGGTCGAAATTGACAGGGGCCTGAATGAATTCGAGCGCATGCGTATCAAGGAACTGCGGATGATGGCAAAGGGGTATCAGGCATGCTATGGCTGTAAGAGGGTTGCAGGGCTGCCGTACAAGGACAGCAAGGGTAATATATACCATATCACTTTGAAGCGTAAATGGGGTAAATATGTCTGTCAGTATTGCGAAGCCAGGGTTGAGCAGCAAGCCCAGGAACGGAAGATATTGCAACAGAAGTTAAAATCAGCGGAAGTCAAGGGGAATGCGTAAAGGGGGAGTCATGAAAGAGATACTAACGACAATCGTATTAGTATTATGTGCTGCTTTAATATTCCTGATGGGTTGTCAGGTGATGGACTATGTATGGAAAAATAAGAAATTGAAATGCACAGTGGTGGTCAATGGTACTCCGATGTATTGTTGGATTTCTACTGTAAACACTTCAATATATAACGAAGTTATTCGTTGTGAATATTTAATTTACGAAACGAGGTAATCATGCCAATATGTCCAGTCTGCGGTGGAACAGGGAAAGTCGAGCCGAATCATTTCAACAAGGAATTGCGGGATGCCCATATCCGCAAGATCGCCAAGGCGCTTGAAGGCAAGCGTAAACAGGAAGTGCTTTTCCGTATTACAAGGTATCTGCAATTGAAGGGTGTTGGATTAAGTGAACGGCAGATATACAGGGTGCTGAATAAGACAGGGGATGAAGCGAGGGTAAAATGAATAAATTTGACAAAGACGGGAAGGATAAAGAGAGCAAAGAGCAGTTATGGATATGTCCGAAGGCAGGCGAATGTGAGGAAGTAGATAAACCATTTGGTGAAAGTTGTTATAGAGGTACACCACATAGGCATATATATAGTCAGTGTTATTTTGCTATTCGTTCTGGCTGTCCTGATGCCTGCATCCCCTACACTCCCGAAGATAAAGAGAGCAAGGCAGAGAAGTGTAATAAACAAAATGGAGCAGAGAATATAATAAAAATATGGATTGATTTTTGTAAAGAGGATATGGAACTCCACCCAGACTGGTACGATAGTCTTTATGATGCAATGATGTTTCATAGAACTGGACTTGTACGAGATATGCGTACATATATGTCAACGGGAATCAAGCCCACCTCACAGGCACAGGGGGATGTGGATAAGAAGAACACAAGATTATTAAAACGTGCTCTATCTGAAATATTATGGTATTACAGGCACAGAAAATTTAAAAATGATACTGCAACAATCAAGGGTACGGATGAAGCCATATCACAAATCCAATCCCTTATCAAATCAGAACGTGAGAGGTGGATAGCAGATATTGAGGAATTGAAGAATAGCAAACCAAGAAATTGGATGTCTGCTTATTATGATATAGCATACGACAAAGCAATCTCAAAAATAAGGGGGAAGAACGAATGAAAAGGAAGATAAAATGGATACAGAGGAGTAGTTGGAAGCAGTTCAGGCAAGCAGGAATGCTATGGTGGGTGAACCGAATATTACACATCTTTGGTTGGGCATTGGTTGTGGACTTGAATAAGGATGGTAGTATAGTAGGAGTATATCCAGCAAAGTGCAGGTATAGAGGATTCTGCGAGAAAGTTGAAGGAGAGGGGTATAAGAAAGTAACTAGGTATATGCAGAAACACATAAAAAGTCTAATGCGTGATGTGTTATTGTAGTAAAAAGGACACCCAAAATGAGAGAGGATAACAAAGCAATCTCAATAACGAGGGGGAAGAGATGAAAAGATATGTTGTTGGATTTCCCACACAAAAGTTATCTGTGTTGTTGATAAAAAAGAATAGACCCCGTTGGCAGACAGGCAGGTATAATGGCATTGGTGGACATATTGAGAAAGGCGAAAAACCCATAGACGCTATGGTTCGTGAATGTGAAGAAGAAACTGGTCTGCGTACTATAGCCGAACAGTGGGAAAAGTTTGTTATATACAGGGGTAAAAAGTATATTGTTCACTTTTTCGTAGCATTTAATGTAGATATATCACAAGCAGTCCAAAAAACAGACGAAGAATTAAAGATATTTGACATATCAACGTTTGATTATGATATGAAAATGGGCAAGGGTATGATTTATAATCTAAACTGGCTGCTTCCATTAGCATTTGACGGAGCGGTAAAGACACCAATAACAATATACGAACAAACAGAAACAGGACACGCAAGTTAAAGGACACCCAAAATAAGGGTAAATCTCAATAACGAGGGGGAATGGGTATGGCGGACTTAAAAATAGACAATAAGAATTGGTACACAGAAGAACAGGTAATGGGTAAGGTTAAAGATATGGAAGATTTGAAAGAATATTTAGACGGCATAGACTGTGTAAGAGAAAAAGACGGAGTACGGTATTATTTCAAAAGGCACGTTGATAGATATGTTAATCGATAGTAAAGGACACCCGAAATGAGAGAGGATAAGGAAGGGATGAATGCTATTTAATATTATCTTCTGGACTGTTAGTATCATATGGTTTGGGTATTGCGTTTATTGGTTTATTGACCTTACGCCAGGCAGGGAAATTGAACGGTTTAAGAAGATACATAATCACAAGGATTGGCGATGAATAAAATACTTACAATTGCCGCTTTAATATCTACTGCCATAATAACCATTATGGTTTTGTTGATGTTGTTTTTTAGATAAGGCGGGACAATGCATGATTAAATTGACCGTGGTGTATATTATACTTGCCATATTGATAATAGGTTGCCTGACAGGATGGTTCGGGCTGATTAAACTTGAACCGCAGCGGCCCGTCTTTGATAAGCGATCCCTTGATAAAAGACTTTGGCTGGATAAACGGCTTTGGATTGAAAAGGATATGCCTGGGGATCCTGATGGCGGCCAGATAGGGATTACTGCGAAAAGGGGGCGTTGTGATTGAAATTAAGGGCTTGACAGGAATCTTGCTGCAAGAAGTCGGATTTTTTGGTGAAGGAAATTGTTCTGTTGAAGGTGTAAAAATACCAATATTGAAGGGGGAACCAATGGTCATGTTTAAGTTCAACAATGGTGATGTGGTTAAGGATCAAATCACCGGATTCAAGGGTGTAATTACAGCACGCGCTGATTACATTTCAGGGTGTGTGCAGTATGGTGTCAGGCCACAGACACTTACCAAGGAAGGGAAGGTCAATGATTCAGTTTGGTTTGATGAAGATAGGCTGGTCGAATGTGGGAAGTCAATCAGCCTGAAGCCGAAAACAAGCAAGCGCAAAGATCCGCCAGGTGGGCCGGCGCTTGAAAGCCACAGCCGCAAGTCATAACCCTTCTCGCTTTTTCCTTCTGCCAGCCCTGGTGCTGTTTAATAGACGGCATCAGGGTTTTTTTATTTTGACACTTGCTGACATTATTATTGACATAATCCTGAATATGTTATATATATTAGTATGAACCCAGAGATTATAACTTTCCCAGTTGCAGCCATTCTTGTTATAGCAGCATATCTATTTTATACGTTGGTGAGATAATGGAAAGCAATCCTATCATTGAAAAACAGGACATATTATCGGTCAAGGAAGTCGTTGCTGATATAGTGCGCCATCAGTCTGAACCAGGCAAGGGGCGCAAGTATTTTGACGGGAAGAACCCGTCTGAAGTTATTCAGAAATTAATTGACGTATGGGCAATCGGTGGCAGTGATGGGGAAGCCTCATTCTATGCCGATATTAGCAAGGCCGCATTGTCTGATTTACTTAAACACTATCCAGCATTATCTGAACGAAAAGTGGAATTGAAAAACAAGCCGGTATTAAAAGCCCGCAAGGTTGTCGTCGATGGATTGACCGATTTTGACAATGGGTTGAAATACCTTGAACGTGTCCGGTCAGATGAATTTTCCGTCAAGACCAAGACTGAACATACAGGCAAGGATGGCACGGATTTATTCAGTACGCTGCATAATCTATCCGAGGAAGAATTACAATCACGGATTGAAAAAATTCACGCAAGGATAACTAATGCCAGCAGTGATGGAACGCCCCCAGCAACCGATAACAGCCAGGCGCAGGGTGCTTGAAAAAGACCTGCTTGAATTGATTTCCCTGGACTGCGAACTTGCCACACGGAAATATTATCATTTCTTTAAATGTAGTTGGGATATCATCAATCCCACAACGCCGCTATTAAGCAATTGGCATCATGAACTGATAGCCGAGTATTTAACTGCCTGCTATAATCGCCAAATCAATCGCCTGATTATCAACATCCCGCCGCGGTATGCAAAGTCAACGCTGGTGTCCGTATCGTTTCCCGCATGGGTGTGGCTGCATAGGCCAGAGGAACGGTTTATGTTCGCATCATATTCCGAGAGCCTGTCAACCAAGCATAGCACGGATAGAAGGACCATAATTGAATCATCCTGGTATCAATCGCAGTGGGGTTGTAA